TTCTTCTCCCTCTGTTTGCGTTCCTCCTATTTTATTTTGCCGTCCCTTTCTCCCTGTTTTTGCCAGCCAACAGACAGGGTCGCGGACGTGGACACCGTACTGACGCTTTTCCTCCTTTGGGCGGTCACGCCGAAGAATCCCAGGTAGGCCGAACTGTTGCCCAGATTCAGCGTCCCACCCTGGACTGTCAGCCCGGTGAAGTACCCCCAGTAGAACGGATAGTTGCTGGAGCCGATATAGGAGCCGAGGCTGGAACCGGTGTTGCTGGGGAGAAGCTGGCGGGAACTGTTGTAGGTGAGATAGTAGCTGGTACTGCTTCCGCCAGCGTATAGCCGGTAGATCGAGGATGCCTTTGCGTAGCCGCTGAGATCAGACGTTTTGGCATAGCCGCTCAGTGAACTGGCCGTGAGAAAACCACTGAGGTCAGAAGTCTTTGCGTAGCCGCTTAGATCACTGGTTTTTGCGTAGTCGCCCGGCTTGAACTGGGAGCCATTGAGATATAGGGTGGTGATGTGGGCTTGATTCCACGGGTAGGTGCTGGTCCCCAGATAGCTGGTCTGCGTGCTGTAGATCTGGTAGTAGGAGATCGTCATCCCGGCGGTCGTGCCGCTGTAGACCGTCTGCGTCCCGGTATGGGTCTTGCCCCAGGGAGTGGATGCCGAGCCCAGTTCCCACAGCACACTGCTGGTCATCGTCCTGGCATTCAGATCCAGCTTTACACCGTTGGCGATGCTGCTGCAGTCGCTCAGAGTGATCAGCTTATAGGCGAACAGCCGCAGCGTGTCGTAATTCCATCCCCCATCCCCGCCTACATACAGTGCGGAGCTTCCGCTTTCCCCAACACACATCTTATCGTTGCTGCCGTAGATTTTTTTGATATGGAAGCTGGCGGCGTCAATGCGGTCGGCAGTGATCTTTCCGGTCTTGATGCAGGCCCCGTCAATGGTGGTGGTTCCGCCGGACAGACCCGCGAAGGTAACGAAACCGGTAATCTTGATGTCCCCGCTGGAGAGTGTCGTGCCGCCTGCGGTCAGTTGGAAGGAGCTGGAGGATTCCCCGTTGGTGACAGAGAGCCGGATGCTCTTGGCGTACTGCTCCACGGCGGAGATGTGCGTCTCCGCGCCCTCCAGCCCCTCCTCGGTGGCGGTGATCCGGGTGTTGAATCCCCCCACGGTCAGGCTCAGTTGGGCCACGTTCCCTTCGGCAGACTTGATACGGGCATCAAAGCCGCCCACCGTCTGCTTCAACTCGGACACACTGCCCTCCGCCGTGGTGATGCGGGTGTCGAAGCCGGAAACGGTCTGGGTCAGGGAGGACAGGCTCCCGTCCATCTTCTGGATGGTGGATTCCAACTTCCCGTTCGCCGCCCGGAACTCCTGCTTGATGCCCTCCATCCGGTCAGAGGTAGCGGCGAGGAGGTTCGGCACATAGTCGCCGACCTCCACCCGGACGGTGTAGCGGTAGAACGGGTTATAGGTGATGGCGATGATCCTGGTGTCCACCGCCACACCCATGGGCCGGTAGGTGATGTTCACCTCGTCTCCAGCCTCCAAGTCAGACATCTTGAACAAGGAAATTTCGTATGCCTGGGTATCCTCCCGGCTGTCCAGGGTGACGGAGAGGTCCGTGACATTCTTTCCGTCCATGAGCACTTTGCGGGTGGTGCTGCCCCGGTGCTTCCGCAGGTTGATTTTGTAGCCGTCATACTCCACCTCGCAGCCGCAGGCATCGATGAAGCGCATGAGTGCGTTGCGGCGGTTCAGCGTCCCTTCGGTGAAGGCCACCTCCACATCGGTCGTGGCCTCGCACACGCCAACGGAAAAGGGAGTGCCGGAGAGCAGCCGGTTCAAGCCGCCCAGGGGCGTTCCCTCGTAGACGAAGGCGACCAGGTTGTACTGCTCATCATTGAGCAGATAGGAGATGTGTTCGCACTGGGTGGATGTGACCGGCAGGCCGTTAGTAATCTGCCGCGCCACCCGGACGATGGTGTATGCCTGCCCCTCCAGCCAAGCCGTCATACCAGGGAGCAGCTTCTGGGAGCGGGAAGCCAGGACGGCGAACTCCAGTGTCCGCTCCCCAGAGAGCCGGTCTGTCAGAGAGGCGGAGAGGACGCTGGGAAAACCGTACAACTTGGACGCTCCCTGGTAGATTTCAATTTGCATACAGTCCTCCTTCCTATCCCACGCCGAGGTTCCGCACATAGACCTGGTTCTGCGTCCACTGTATCTCCGCCAGGATACGGGCCAGGGTGGAGCCGTTCAATGTCAGCGGGATGGTCACATTGAACGCATGGCCTCCGGCAGCGGCGGCGGGGACATCGCCGATGTTCGTGTCAATGTCAAAGTCGGTGGGGATGGCGTTGCGCATATCCTTCTCCACGTCCTTCATGGCATCCAGGAATCCCTCCCCCATGCCTGCGCCCATGTTCTCGCCGATCCCGGCAAACACCGTGGACGGGGAGTGGATGCCCAGGAAGCCCTTCACACCGTCCACAAGACCGCCCACCCAGCCGGTCACCTTGTCCGACAGCCAGGAGATCATGGAGGAGATACCGTCCCAGATACCTTTGACCAGGTTGACACCGACTTCCACGATGTTGGGGATGGAGTCGGTGAAAGCAGAGACGATGCTGGCGATGATTTGCGGCACGGCCTTGACGATCTCCACGATGATGGTGGGCAGATTCTCGATGAGTGCCACGAAAAGCTGAACGCCCGCCAGGATGATCTTGTCGATGTTCCCCACCAGAGCTTCCACAATGCTGGAGATGATCTGGGGGATAGCCTCAACGATTGTTGTGATGATGGTGGGCAGATTCTCTATCAGAGCCACCAGCAGTTCCACACCGGCATCGATCAGTTGTGGGATGCTCTCCACGATGGCTGTGAGGATGCCCTCGATGATCTGCGGAATGGCCTCCACGATGGCGGCGATGATGTCCGGGAGTGCTTCCACCAGGGAGGTCAGAAGCTGTATCCCTGCCTCGATGATCTGGGGTATCGCACCCAAAAGGAACTCAACGATTGCTGTGATGATGTCCGGCAGAGCCTCTATCAGAACGGGGATGGCCTCCAGCAGTCCCTCTGCCAATCCGGTGATAAGCTGGAGCGCGGCCTCCAGCAGCAGGGGCAGATTCTCAATGAGGGTCTGCACGATCTGGGTGATGATCTCCACCACCTGGGGGATCAACTCCGGCAGGGACTCGGCAATGCCCTGCACCAGTGAGGTGATGATCTGCATTCCGGCATCGATGAACATGGGGAGCAGCTCCACCAGGGCGGCGATGAGTTGGGTGATGACCTCCGTGATGGTGGGCATCAGTTCCGGGACGGCCTCCAGGATGCCCTGGGCCAGCGACTGGATGATGGCGGGTGCGCCAGCCAGCACCGCCTCTGCCACCGTACCGACCAGTGTGACCACCTGGGGGATCATGGTGCTGATGCTCTCGATCATGGAGGTGACGCCGCTCTCGATCTCCTCCGCCGCGTTGTCGTTCCCGGCGATCAGGTCGGAGAAGCCGTCCATGATACTGACCAGGCCGGGGAGCATATCGGAGGTGATCCGGTTCTTCAATCCGCCGAAGGTGTTGTTCAGCCGACTGAGACTGTCCTCGAAAGCGGCACTGGCGGCAACGGCCTCGTTGCTCATGACCATGCCGTAGTCCTGGGCCTCCTTCCGGAGCGCGGCGGTGTCCTCGGCGGTCATGTTCAAGACTGCCGCCATGTCGGTGGCGGACTTGCCCAGGAGGTCGGTGGCGGCGGAGGTGCGCTCCGCTCCGGAACCCATCTCCTGGAGGGCGGCAATCACCACATCAAGCTGCTGTTCTTGGGAGAGGCCATTCAAATCTTCAATGGACAGGCCCACTGCATCCAACTTCTCGGCAGCGGACTTGGAGCCATTGGCGGCATCCGCGATGACCCCGGAGAGGGTCTTCATGCCCGCTTGTAGGTTGTCCACGTTGGCCCCGCTGCGCTCGAACACATAGGCCCACTCTTGGTACGCTTCTGCGCTGATACCGATCTTCTGGGAGGTCTTATCGATCTTGTCCCCTGCGGAGGCCGTCTCATTCGCCATGTCCCAGATAGCCTTGCCTGCCGCCACAGCCGCCGTGCCAATGGCGGTGACGGCTGCGGCGGTGGCCTTGGCGATGGTGCCAAGGACGCTCTTGAACTTCTCGAACTTGCTCCCGGCATCCTCCGCCGCGTCACCGCTGTCCTCCAACGCATCGGCGAAGTCACCAGTGCTGTCCCCAGCCGCCTCCATCTCGTCCGTCATGCCCTTGATGGCATCCTCATTGCCGGACAGCTCCCGCTCCATGCTGTTGAGAGCGGCCTCGGCGTTGTTAAGCTGTATCTGCCAGTTTTGGGTACGGCGGTCATTCTCACCGAAGGACTCGGCGGCGTTGTCCAAAGCGGAGCGGAGGGTGTCGATCTTCTGCTTCTGTGCCTCGATCTCCTTGTTCAGCATCTGGTTCCGGGCGGTGAGGGCCTCCACGGAGGTATCGTTCTTAGCGAACTGGGACTGCACCAGCTTCATTTCGGAGCCCAGCACTTTGAAGAACTGGTTGATCTCCGACAGGGCCGCTTTGAACTCCTTTTCGCCCTCCAGACCGATCTTCAATCCAAAATTATCAGCCAACTACACCACCTCCTTCGTCCTCGCAATCTCCATATCCTTCGCCTCGCCGCAGGCGGCAAGGCTCACTCATTCCGCTGCTCGTCCTCTCCCCACCGAACCCGCTTCGCTGGGCTTCGGCGGGGTTCCCTTAAAACCCTGCCGGGATGATCTCGTCAATGGACAGGTTCCGCTTTGCCTTGCTCCAGCCCATGAACTGCCGGTGGCACTCCCACAGATCCAACAGCAGGCCAAACGGTGTCAGCCACACTTCGTCCTGGGAAAGACGGAGGTGGGCGACACCGTAGTAGAGAAGCCGGGTGAACAGTTCGTCACTGCTTACCCGGCCTGTGCGTTTTTTGTATCCGGCTCACTCTTTACGTTCCGTTTCGTGCCGCGGTACATGGCCTGCATGATGGCATCCTTGCATCCGGCGAGGTCGTAGGGGGAGGTGAGCAGCTCCACCGCCTCGGCGGTCAGTTCCGGCTTCCGGTCGTCCGGATGCCGCAGGTTGTGAACCAGGATGCTCTGGTTTGCCAGCAGGGTGATGAGCCAGACGATCTCGTCCAGAGCCATCTCAAAGTTCTCGGACTTCATGAGCTTGTCGCCCAGGTTCTCCAGCCCACCGTATCTGGCGGCGATCTCCTTGGTAGCCTTGGTGGTCAGGAGGAGCGTAAACTCCTCGCCGCCGATATTGACGGCAGCAGCGCGTTCCGTATCCATCATCAAACCTCCTCCGCCGCATAGGACGGCTCGTACACCTCGTCATACCAGCCGGTGATCGTGGCGGCGGTCACATCCTTATCCCCCTCGGTGACCTCCGCCTTCCAGGGGTGCTTGCCGCTGGCATCCAGTTTGTTCCGGTGCAGGATGGTCCCCTCGATGGTGGGCGTGGAGAAGGTGATCCCATCCCCCTTGGTCGCCAGGTTGGTGGCGGGGATGCCGAACTTCACCCGGTAGAGCCAGAAGTAGCGGTAGCAGCCGTTGGCTTTCTTCGCCCGGAAGCCGATGGCGACAGGACTGCCGCCGTCCTCGCTGGCGGAGATCACCACATGGTTGCTGTCGATGGTGGAGCCGGTGAGGACGGACGCGGCCTCCGCACCCAGGTCATCCACGCCCAGGGTCAGCTTGCCGCTCTTGAACTCCTTCACGATCTCCGCTGCGCCGTCATCCGCGTACAACGTGGCCTCCGCCAGCTCAACGGAGAGGTCGGCGGAGATGGCCTTTGCAAGCTGGGCGGGCTTGCCGTAGGTCTCCACCCCAGCGGCGGTTTCAGTGATAGGTGCATAGAAAAGCCTGTCCAGGCCAATCGTAGCCATAGGTCATACCTCCATTTCGTAAGATCTCGCCACATCGATGGCGTAGTGGAAATAGCCGGTGTCGTCCTCATGGGCAATGTACCGGCGGTCTGTGATGTCGATGTCCGCAGTCAGCAGTGCGCGGACAATCTGTTCCTTCCGCTCCATGTAGCTGCCCTTGGCATAGAGCGAGATACGGATCTCCTGGACATCATACTGGGGCTTGT